AGCCGGCGGCCGGATTGGTCCGAGCTGATCAGGAGCTAACAGACCTGTTTCACGTCCAGGACCACGTTAGGACGATCACGCACCGGAAAACGCGGGCTTCGCTCAAGGTAGTGGCCGCGGATACCGAGACCGTCTCCGGGAAGAAGTCCGGCCGCGTCATGGTCGACGAGCATTGGATTTTCGGCAAGCGTCACAACGCGAGCGCGATGCTGATGGAAGCGACCGGCGGCCAAGTCTCGCGCGATGAAGGCTGGGTCATCTACCTGACGACGCAGTCGGATGAACCGCCGGCCGGAGTCTTCAAGGAAAAGCTGGATTACTACCGCGACATCCGCGACGGAAAGATTGCGGACCGAAAGTCGCTCGGCGTGCTGTACGAATTCCCGCAGGCGATGATCGACTCAAAGGCGTATCTCAGGCCTGAGAATTTCTTTGTAACGAATCCGAACCTAGGGCGATCGGTCAGTGCGGAGTGGATTGAGGATGAGCTTCGCAAGCAGCAGCAGAAGCGCGACGGCGGTTATCAGCAATTCCTCGCGAAACATCTGAATGTCGAGATAGGACTAAACCTCCGATCCGATCGATGGACCGGCGCCGACTTCTGGACGGCATGCGGGCGACCGGGACTGACGCTCGAGGCGCTGATCGCGCGCTGCGATGTCGCGGTTACCGGAATCGACGGCGGCGGCCTGGATGACTTGCTTGGCCTTTGCGTCATCGGCCGGGATCGCGAGACGCGCAAATGGTTGACGTGGTGTCACGCCTGGGCGCATGCGATCGTGCTCGAGCGGCGCAAGGAGATCGCGCCGGCTCTGCGCGACTTTGAGTCCGAGGGCGACCTGACCATCGTCCAGTCGCCCGGCGATGACGTGCGCGAGGTCGCTGACATCGTCTGTCGCGTGCGCGATGCGGGATTGTTGCCGGCAAAGCAGAGCGTCGGGGTTGACTCGGCTGGAATCGGCGATATCGTCGATGAGCTGACCTCGCCCGACCGGAAGATCACGCTTGACCAGATCATCGGCATCTCGCAAGGCTGGCGTCTCAATGGCGCGATCAAGACAACCGAACGCAAGCTCGCGGGCGGCGAGATCGAGCACCAGGCGGCGCCGCTGATGGCCTGGTGCGCCGGCAATGCCCGGCTCGAGCAACGCGGCAATGCGATATCAATTACGAAACAAGCGTCAGGGACAGCGAAAATTGACCCGCTGATGGCGCTATTTAACGCAGCGCAGCTTATGGCTCTGAATCCGCAACCTGCGGCGGAGCCTTCCTTGCACTTCCTCTAGACCGCCCCCTTCCGATCGGCTCTCCTCCGATTTAAGTCTAGAGGCCTCCGGCCGGCGCCGGTCCATCAAGCGGCGCCGGCCTTTCTTTTTCCTCCGGAGCTGTTCCCCAAATGAAACCCATTCGCGGCTTCACGATGATCGAACTTTTGATCGTCGTGGCAATCATCGGCGTCCTCGCAGCAATCGCCATTCCCCAGTATCAGCAGTACATGATGCGGGCACGCTGGTCCGACAACGTGTCGTCCATTGGCGCGCTCAAACTAGCAATCGGCGAATGCCTGCAAAACGAGGCGAATATTCCGGCCTCGTGCGACACGCTTGCCGAGCTGAATACCGGCGGATATTTCAACGACACGGTTGCGCCGGTTGCGAAGTTCGGAACCGTAGCGCTGACCGCCGCAACGGCCGCGATCGTAATCACCGGTACAGCACAGGTCGGCGGATGCGTCCTGACCTTCACGCCGGCACCGAGCGCATCGGTCCTCACCTGGACGCCGGCCGTTACCGCCGCGGCCGGCTGCAACAAGTCAACCGTCGGATTCTGACCATGAATCGCGCCTATTCGACGTTCGAGATCAAGTCATTCGACGAGGGCGAAGGAATCCTGCGCGGCATCGCGTCGACTCCGGCAACCGACCGCGTTGGCGACATCGTCGAGGCGAAAGGCGCGAAGTTCGCGCTCCCGATCCCACTGCTGTGGCAACACGACTCAAAATCGCCGATCGGAACCGTCACCGAGGCGAAGGTGACTCCGAAAGGCATAGAGGTCGTTGCGAAGGTCGCGCGCGGCGTCTCTGAAGACATTGACAAGGCCTGGCGCCTGATACGGGCCGGTCTAGTGCGCGGTTTCTCGATCGGCTTTCGCGGTCTTGACGTTGAGCAGATCCCGAACAGCTACGGCGTCCGTTTCAAGTCGTGGGAATGGCTGGAGCTGTCAGCAGTGACCATCCCGGCCAATCACGAGGCAACGATTCTGAGCGTCAAGCAATTCGATTCCCCCGCTGCGCACGAGCGCGGCATTGCAGTCGTAGTCCCTGTAAGTCCCCAGGCCAGCACTTCGGCCGACTCCACTCCTAAACCCTCCAAAGGAAAGCAAATGAACGAAAGTCTCCGGGCAATGGAGGCAGGGCGCGACCAAAAGAAGGCGCAACTGTCGACCATTCTCCAAAAATCGCAGGACGAAGGCCGGACGCTGGACGTCGAGGAGCAAAAGCGCTTCGACGAAGTCCGCGACGAGATCACCGCCATCGACGCGCATATCAAGCGCCTGCGCGAGTTCGAGGCGCTGTCGGCTGATCAGTCGACGCCGGCTCCGTCGGTCGACAAAAGCTTTGTGTCGGTCGGCAACGGCGGCACCATCACGCACCAGCGCGTGAACCAGGAAAAGGGCATCGCGTTTGCCCGGTACGTTCGCTCCCTTTTCATGGCAAAGGGCAATCACTTTGCCGCCGCGGAGATCGCCAAGGAGCTTTACAAGGATGATCCGCGGATCGCGATGCACCTGAAGGCGACGGTTGTCGCTGGCTCGACGCTTTCCGGCACTTGGGCCGCCGATCTTCTTACGACCGATGGCGGCCCCTTCGCCGAATTCCTCGAGTACCTGCGCCCGCAAACGCTGATCGGCCGGATTCCTGGACTGCGCCGCGTGCAGTTTTATGCGCCGGTCGGCGTTCAGACCGGCGGCGGAATAGGCTACTGGGTCGGCGAGGGCAAGGGCAAGCCCCTGACCGCGCTCGACTTCGACAAGACGAGCCTGGCGCCGCTGACTGCGGTTTCGATGATCGCTGTCACGAAGCAATTGCTCAAGTACAACGGTGCGAACGCTGACCAGCGCTTGCGTGACGAACTGGCGAAAATCGTAGGCGGCCTGCAGGATACGGACTTCATCGATCCGGCCAAGACCGCATCGGCCGGAGTATCGCCAGCGTCGATCACCAACGGCCTGAGCGCGCCGAATTCGGCCGGCAATACGGCCGACGACGTGCGCGAAGACATCAAAACCATCCTGACGGCGCTTACCAAGCCGCTGACTGGCCTTGTATTCGTGACCGACACGTCGACGGCGCTGGCGCTGTCGCTGATGGTCAACTCACTCGGGCAGCGCGAGTTCCCGGGTGTGGCAATTACCGGCGGCGAACTGATGCCGGGCGTGCCGCTGATCGTGTCGGATTACGTTCCTGCCGTCACCGCCGGCTCACTGCTGATCGGTCTGAAGGCCCCGGAAATTCTCGTGGCCGATGAAGGCGGATTCCAGATCGACATGAGCGAGGATGCAACGCTGGAAATGACCGATACGCCACTTGGTTCTTCGGTCGCCACAGTGGCCGCCTCGGCGACACTGCCGGTCTCGATGTTCCAGACGAACAGCGTCGCTTTCCGTTGTGAGCGCGACATGAACTGGGCGCGCGCGCGTGCCGGGTCGGTTGCGCTGGTCGATCAAGTGAACTACGGCGAAGGCGCATAAGCCGGCGTTGTTTCTAAGTTTCCTCCGCAATTAGCAGGGGCTTAGGCCCCTGCCTTTTTTTCAGAAGGCGTCCGCAATGGAAAAACCGATGTTGCTTCGCAAGCCGATCAAATGGCGCGGGCGCGGTCTGAAAAGAGGGGCAATCGTCCATGCAAACGAGCGCGAGCGTTCGCAGCTTCTTCGCTTGGGTTGGGCGGTTGATCACGAGCAAAAGATCGCCGCACCGGCCGATCCCGTCGAAAAACCAAAGCGCACCTACAAGCGCAAGGACGTCGCGGAGGCGCCGGCAAAGGTGGTCATGACGCCGGAGCCACCGCACGTCGCTCCGCCGGCAAGCAAGGCCGCGACGGCGTGGGACTTCCACTGGCCGAAGGCTAAGGCTGAAGACGACGGCAAAGCATGAACTTTTTCGGCCTGACGATCACGCGGACGAGGAAGGACTATTCCGTTCCATCCGCGCCGCACTATGGCGGCTCATGGCGCCGCGTCATGGAACCTTACACGGGCGCGTTTCAGCATAACGTGTCCTGCGACATGCCCGGCGACCTGACCGCGTTTTCGGCGGTGTATGCGTGCATCGATCACATCGCCAACGATGTCGCAAAGATGCCGATCAAGCTGGTAGAGCTAGACGCTAACAACATCTGGCAGCCGGTCGAGCGCAATTCTCCCTTCTGGCCGGTCCTGCGCAAGCCGAATTCCTTCCAAAACAGAATCCAGTTTTTCACTTGCTGGCTGATCTCGAAACTGCTGACCGGCAACGCCTACATCCTGAAGCAACGGGACGCGCGCAATGTCGTCACGCAGCTTTACGTCCTCGATCCGCGCAAGGTCCAGGCGCGCTACACCGAAGGCGGCCGCGTCTTCTATCAGCTATCGACCGACAAGCTATCGGGCCTGCCTGACGAACGACTCAACGCGCCAGCGAGCGAGATCATTCACGACCTGATGAACCCGCTATTCCATCCGCTCTGCGGCGTCTCGCCGCTGTATGCGTGCGGAATGGCGGCGACTCAGGGGCGGCGGATACAAAGCAGCGGCGCAGAGTTCTGGACCAATCAGGCAATGCCGGGCGGCATCCTGAGCACCGATTCCGAGATCAAAGACGAACTAGCGAAGGAATACAAGTCGCGATGGGAGGCGAGCTTTGGCGGCGCCAATCGCGGCCGCGTCGCGGTGCTCGGCGGCGGGCTGAAATACGAAAAGCTCGCCATGTCTGCCGAAGAATCGCAAATGATCGAAGTCCTGCGCTGGACCGGCGAAGATGTCGCGCGCGCCTTCAGCGTCCCGGCGTACAAGATCGGCGCCGGACCGGTTCCGACTGCCGGCAACGTCGAAGCGCTCAATTCACAGTACTACTCCGACGTCCTGCAGCGGCACATCGAGTCAATCGAGCTATGCCTGGACGAAGGCTTGTCGCTGCCGGTCGGCATGGGAACCGAGTTCGATCTCGACGTACTGCTGCGCATGGATCAGACCGCGCTCGTCATGGCGGAAAAGGAAGCCGTTGGCTCCGGCATCAAATCGCCGAACGAGGCGCGGAGTCGCTTCAACCTGAAGCCGGTCGAGGGCGGCGAATCACCGTACCTGCAACAACAAAACTACTCGCTTGCCGCCCTGGCAAAGCGCGACGCGCTAGAAGACCCATTCGGCACGGCCACGCCTCCCCCTACACCTCCCGCAGCTAACGATGACCCGGCGTCCGAAGACGACGATCAGGCGGAAGAAGAACAGCGCGCGCTTGCCGTCCTCGCAAAGGCTTTGACATGGCAAGCGGCTTAACCGAAGAAGGCGCGCGGGCGGTTGCTGCGATCGTCAAGCAATACGTCGACGCGGCGGTCGCCGACGTCGTCAAGCGAATTCCTGCGGCAATCCCGGGCTCAATGGGTGAGCCTGGACCCCGCGGCGAGCGCGGAACGGACGGGATCAACGGCATCGACGGCAAGGATGGCGCTCGAGGCGCCGACGGTGCGCCTGGGGAAAACGGCATCGATGGCAAGGATGGCCGCGATGGGGTCGACGGGAAGGATGGTGCGCCCGGCAAGGATGGTGCGCCGGGCAAGGATGCCGCTCCCGTCGACGTCGATCTACTGTTTTCCGGCGTAGTCAGCCGGGTGATGTCCGAACTGCCGAAGATGATTCCGGCGCCGCTGTCGGGCAAGGATGGCAGCAACGGCAAAGACGGCCGCGACGGGGTCGACGGCAAGGACGGTGCGCCGGGATCGCGCGGCGAGTCTGGCGAAAAAGGCAGCAACGGCAAGGATGGCCGCGATGGCCGCGATGGCCGCGATGGCGATCATGGTCCGCCTGGCCGCGACGCGCTAGAAGTTGAACCGCTCAACGGCATGGACGAAGGCGCGAGCTATCAGCGCGGGACATGGGTCGCGCATCGCGGCGGACTGTTCCGCGCGTTCCGGTCGACTGACCCGGTCATCGACAAAGACTACAACGCGGCCGGCTGGCAACTGATTTTTGCCGGCATCGCCGACCAGGCCGCGACGCTGCAACGCGACGGCAGGACCGTACTGCTGTCGCTCGAGCTAAGCGACGGCCGCTCGATCGTGTCGAAGGTCAAGACATTCGCGCAGATTCACCGCGGCATCTACCGGCGCGGGGTGGCTTACGAGCAAGGCGACACCGTGACATGGAATGGCTCTTGTTGGCATGCGAACCAGGCAACCGACGAAGAACCGGGCGGCGAGGCTAAAGATTGGTCCCTTGTGACCCGCAAGGGCCGCGACGGTAAGGACAACCATGCATAAGCCGAGACTCGGAAACCTGCTGGTCAACGCGCAGGCGAAAGTAACGGCCGATCTGCTGTCGCGCGGATGGATCGAGATCAGGGAAGGCGAACCTTCCGAGAATCCGGAAGACGATCCGGCGGCGGACAGCCTGCTGGTGCGCTGCCAGCTCGCGGCGGTCGCTTTCGGCCCCGCTCAGGATGGCGTCCTAATCGCAAACAAGTCGGACCGCGCGCAAGCAGTCAAAACGGGCGATCCGGGTTACGTCCGAGCTACGACGGCGGACGGGCGCTTTGTTTTCGACGGCTCGATCGGCGAGAAGAACGCGAATGCAGTCGTTAACGTGAAGTCCATCGTCGAAGGGCAATTTGTCGACTTGACGGGCTTTCGCTACGTCATCCCGAAGACGTTCTAAACCCTTAGAGGAATCTGAAAAATGGCAGCAGGTGCATGGACCTTCACGAACGCAGGCCGGACGGATCTGCTGAACGGCACTTTCGATATCGACAGCGATACCTGGAAGATGGCGCTGTTCCTGTCGACGTCGAACATCGGCAGCGGCAGCACGACCTACGCTGGCCTGACCAACGAGCATGCGAACAACAACGGCTACACGACCGGCGGTATTGCGGTCACGCTGACGCTTGCCGGCACGACTACGGTCACGGTCGACATCGGTACCGATCCGGTCTGGACGGCCTCCGGCGGCCCGATCACCGCTCGCTTCGCGGTGATCTATGAGGTATCGGGCCGCGTGCTGTGTTACTGCCTGCTTGACTCGACGCCGGCTGACGTGACTGCAACCGACGGCAATACGCTGACCGTTGCGGCGCACGCGAGCGGAGTATTCACCCTCGCCTAATAGGCGGGAAGACCCCACAACATCGTCATTTAAATGGCCGCCCCGACTCTAACCAGCTATGCCAAGTCGGGGCATGCGGTACAAGTAAACGGCACTCGGGCTACAGCTTCGCTGTCGTGGAATGCCGGTGACACGATCTTCGTCATCGGGCAAGTAGAAAACGCTGGCAGTACTCTCGCAACTCCTACCGCTAGCGGCCTGTCGTTCTCTCTCGTTGATTCGTCAACAGGGGGAACTTCACAATGCAACATTTATTTGTGGACTGCGACGGCCGGGGCGTCAGGGTCAGGCGCGATTTCATCGGCGCAGACTGGCGAGGTCTCGTCGTTCCTGCAAGCGTGGGCTTACAGCGGTAACGGCATTGGCAATCGCCACGAGGTACTAGACAGCGGCTCAACGACGTTCAGCCTGACGCGGGCCTACAACAATTCCGCCGTTCTGTTTGCTGTCGTCGATTTTAACGCGCTGTCTGATGTCACGGTCACATGGACCCCGGGCAGCGCGAACGAGCGCAACGCTTCGACCCTTGCCAGCCGCGCTAGTTACTACTCTGCCGACTGGGGCGATCAGGGTGCGGCCGGTTCAACGTCCTACGGCTTTACCGACCTCACCGGCTCGCCGGATTTCAGCGGCTACGTCGTCGAGGTACGCGGAACTGAACCGCAGACCATCGTTACGCTGGTCCGTGGCGTTGATACGTCGCCATGGAGTGTTCCGACCGGGCTGACGACAGCAACTATTGAGGTCTGGGGCGCGGGCGGCGGCGGCGGCGGCAATACGCTGTCAACCGACGGCGGCTCCGGCGGCGGCGGCGGCGCGTACTCGCGTAAGAAACTGACCAGCCTGACCTCTGGCGGAACGGCTAGTTGGTCGATCGGGCAAGGCGGCACGGCGGGCGCGCAGACCGCCGACACGGCCGCGGGAACCGGAGGCGATAGCTGGTTTAGTTCGAACGACTCGAGCGGTGTAGTTGCTAAGGGCGGCGTCGGCGGCAAGTCGCCCACGGCGGGCGGAACGCCGTCAGTCGGCGGCGTCGGCGGCGCGGCCGCGTCCGGCTTTGGTGACACGAAGTACAGCGGCGGCAAGGGCGAGCAAGGCCGCAACAACAATACCGGCCGCGGCGGCTATGGAGGCTCGTCAGCCGGTACGGCCGCTGATGGCTTGTCCGGTCCCGACACTTGGGCGACCGAAGTTTTTCCAACCGGCTCACTGCCCACGGGAGCGGGGCGAGGTGGCGACGGCGGCACGACAGGCGCCGGAACTGCGGGAACGATCCCGGGCGGCGGCGGCGGCGGGCGCGGCGATAGCGCAGGCGTAGGGCATGCGGGTGCTGACGGCAGGATTGTCATCACCTATACGCTGGCTGTACCGACGACGGCGGCGCTGACCCTGGCGACGTTCGCGCCCACGATTCGCCTCGGCACGCTGGCGACGCCGACAACGGCATCGCTGACCCTGTCGACCTTCGCGCCGACGGTCACGGTAGGAGGATCAAAGACAGCAACGCCGACAACGGCCGCGCTGACGCTGACGACATACGCCCCCGTCATCGGGCTGGCAGTCATCCCGACGACGGCCGCATTAACGCTTTCAACCTTTGCCCCGACAGCGAGGATCGGGGTTGTAACAACGCCGAGCACGCTAGCGCTAACGCTGACGACATTCGCGCCAACTGTCAGCGCCCCGCGCCTCGTGACGCCGTCGACCCTCGCGCTAACGCTGACCACGTTCGCGCCGGTCGTCAGTACGCCACGGACGGTCACTCCGTCCACGGTTGCGCTCAGTCTGTCGACGTTCGCGCCGACGGTGCGCCTCGACAAGATAGCGACGCCTGCGACGCTCGCCCTGTCTCTAGCGACATTCGCGCCGACAGTTAGTGCGCCGCGTCTCGTAACGCCGTCAACGCTATCCCTGTCGCTGACGACGTTTGCGCCGACGGTCAGCGCGCCGCGGCTGGTGACTCCGGCCACGGTAGCGCTCAGTCTGACGGCCTTTGCTCCGGTCGTGAGTGCTCCGCGCCTGGTCACTCCGTCAACTGTTGCGCTGACGCTGACTGCATTTGAGCCGACGGTCACGGCGGGAGCCGATCAGACGGTGACACCGTCTACGGTTGCGCTGACGCTGACCACGTTCGCGCCGACGGTCACAACCGGCAACGCGCAGAC